GACTTCCTTTGCCTTGGCCGATTTGGTGGTCAAGGCATCGAAGTTTGGTGTTCAGGTGCAGCTATCGCATCTGTCGGGCTGCTCCATCATCACCAAGGCGCGGAACATCCTTGCGGCAAACTTTCTTGAGTCTGACTGCACGGACATGCTGTTTATTGACGCAGACATCGTGGTGGACGCAGAGTCTGTCTTGCGCCTTCTGGCGCTGAGTACAGGCAAGGACATTACCGCTGGCATGTATACACGCAGGGCAGAGGACAAGAAGTTTTTTTTGGACATCTACACAGATGCCAATGCAGCTTTGGAGTTTGACAAGCATGGGATGCTGCGGGTTGAGAATGTAGCCACTGGCTTCATGATGATCCAGCGCCATGTGCTTGAGAAGATGGTTGAAGCTCGGCCAGAACTCAAATACTTTAACGACACGTACAACAGGGATGAGTACGCTCTGTTTGACTTTGAGTTGGTCAATGGTCAGTATTACGGTGAAGACTACACATTCTGCCGCAGAGCCCGCGAGAATGGCTTCAACATCTTCATTGACCCAGAGATAACTCTTCCGCATGTGGGGTCACAAGAGTACCACCGCAGTTTTAAAGACACAGTGTTAACTCCTCTCTTGGAAGAGTTTTGCACTCCCAAACTGAAGGTTGCAAATGGCTAATTCAGGAAAGAAAAAGGGACCAGTCTTGTCTGTTGGACGGGGCGAGAAGCTTCCTGTATCAAAAGGCGCGGGGCTGACAGCCAAGGGTAGAGCTAAGTACAACGCAGCCACAGGCAGCAATCTCAAGGCCCCACAACCCCAGGGTGGAGCCCGTAAAGATTCGTTTTGTGCGCGTATGTCAGGGATGCCTGGGCCAATGAAAGACGAGAAGGGCAAGCCAACCCGCAAGGCGGCTGCTCTGGCAAGGTGGAAGTGCTAAATCATGGAAATGATGATTTGGAATATAGTGTTGACCGCTATAGTGGCTCTGCTTGGCTTCATCGTAAAAGAGAAGTTTGCTGAGCTTCAACGCTTGAGCATTCTTTTGAATAGAACCAGAGAAGAAGTTGCCCGTGATCACATTACACGCCATGAGTTCCGGGCAGACATGGCGCAGTTAATGGAGCGTTTTGATCGACTTGAGCGCAAGATTGATGCTATGCGAGGCAGACACGTAGAGTAATCGGCATTTCAACAGGGCCGCAAGGCCACAACTTTAAATAAGGCGGCATTATGAAAAAAGGTTATGCAGATGGCGGTATGACGATGGTTAACAAGGGCGGGAAGATGGTTCCCGACTTTGCGGCTGACGGCAAAGGCAAGATGTCTAAGGGCGGCATGGCAAGCGGCATGCACAAAATGCCTAATGGCAAGATGATGAAAGACTCCGACATGAAGGGCGGCACTAAGAAGATGATGAGCGGTGGCATGTCCTACGCCAAAGGCGGTGTTGCAACCTCCTTGAAGTCGCATGCTTCAATGCCTGCATCTAAAGCTCACAAGGGACTCAAGGCCGGTGGCTCGGTTGGTACAACCAAGATGGGCTCAGTCAAAACTGCAACCAAGCCTGATGGAGTTATCTCCAAAGGCGGCACCAAAGGGACCATGGTCAAGATGTCCCGTGGTGGCAAAACCTGCTAAGGAGTAATCATGGCGCACAAGAAAATCAAACGCTTTCAAGAAGGCGGAATGTCTGAAGATGAAGACAAGGCCGCTGGCTTAGAAGCCTCCAGAGATGACAAGGTTGGCTTTCTTGAGCGCCTGCGCATGGGCAACATTGATGACACCAGTTCCGAGGCGTATAAACGCTTTGGTGCTGGCCGTGGTCGTGCTGCCCGCGTTCCCGTAGAAGACAGGGCTGGTACACCCGTCGAAGAGATTCGTGCGCGTGAAACACCCGCCCCGCAGACCATCTCTGATGCCATGATGGATCGTGGCCGCGCAGAGGGAATGCGTACAGGTTCTGGAGATGCAAGTGTGGCAGAGTCAACTGGACCTCGCACAAAGCCATTTGGAGCTTCTGCGCGGCCTGCAACCACATCTCCAGTGGCAGTACGATCATCATCTTCTGCTGCCCCCATTCCAAAAATGATTAGTAGAGAGGAGGCGGCTCGCCGCAGTGAGGCTTTTGGTCCACGGAGGGTTAACAAATCTGCCCCCGCTTCCAATACCGCCTCCACCGCAACGCCTAGTGCAACCTCTTCGACAAAATCAGCGGCGGACATGATTCCAACTGGAAGTAACAACAAAGTTACCGGTGGTGAACGCATCGAGCCAATGTCAGACACGGAGCGTAACTTAACCAACATACTAGCGGGAACGGGCGCTGGCGCAGGCGCTCTTGGTATGCTGTACAAAGGCAAGAAAATGCTTGATGCCCGTAAAGCGGCGCAAGTCGGGGCAAAAAAACGCGCCAACCTTAAAAGAGATGTTGAAGAGGGTATTGATCGAAACTTGGCTTCTGAGTTTCAAGACTTGGCTTCTTCGGCGGCAAAAAACTCTACCAACGCAAAAACCGCAGCCGAGCGAACCCGTGATTTAACCGCAGGGCAAGCCAAAACAAAATTTACAAGCCAGTCCAAAGCTCCATCTAAGCGCACCAAAAAACTTGACGACAGCGAAGTTGGCGTTGAGTTTAAACGTGGCGGAAAAGCAATGAAGTCTGGTGGTTCGGTGAGCCCTGCATCTAAACGTGCGGATGGCATTGCCACTCGCGGTAAAACCCGTTGCAAGATTTGCTAAGGAGCTTGACATGACCCCCGAAGAGAAACAAATTCGCCAAGAGATTGCTGACCGCAAGATGCGTGAAGCTGCTACTAAGGCTTATGACGCTGCCGACAAGACGCCCCCTGCGCCTGCGGTCAAAAAAGCCAAGGGCGGCTCTGTGACCCGTGCCGATGGTTGCATCACCAAGGCCCACACCAAGGGCAAGATGATCACCATGGCTAGTGGCGGGATGTGCTGACATGATGGCAAGTCGCGGCATGGGGGACATCTCCCCTTCAAAGATGCCCAAAGGCAAGCGTAAAGCTCGCCGGGACAACACTGACTTCACGCAATATGCCGAAGGCGGTGAAGTTAAACTCGTGAGTAACTCGTTAAAAAAAGCTGGCTTTTATAAGGCGGGACAAAACAAAAGCAAACGATTAGGTATTATTAATAAAGTAACAACTAAACCCCAGCGGATGGAAATAGTTGATAATTTATTTTTAAATAAAAAATAATCAAAGGCGGTGCCAAATGAAATCTTCTAAACCCAAAGATATAAAGATGGCTGGCGGTGGTTTATATGCCAATATTGCAGCCAAGAAAAAGCGTATTGCTTCAGGTTCTGGCGAAAAAATGCGTAGCGCGGGTTCGGCTGGCGCACCTAAAAAAAGTGACTTTGCCAAAGCAGCTAAGACAGCTTCTTACAAAGAGGGTGGAGAAGCAAAATCCACGGTCAATGCTGCTGGAAATTACACCAAGCCTGAGATGCGCAAGCGTATCTTCAATGCTGTGAAAGCAGAAGCCACAGCGGGTACAGGCGCAGGGCAGTGGTCGGCCCGCAAGGCCCAGATTGTAGCCAAGAGATATAAAGCCGCTGGTGGCGGATATCGAGACTGATATGAAAGCTCCACAAAAGTCCCTGAGCGATTGGGGCAAACAAGATTGGCAGACAAAAAGTGGTAAAAAATCTTCTGAAACTGGTGAGCGATACCTTCCAAAAGCTGCGATCAAAAGTCTCAGCCCTGCTGAGTACGCTGCGACAACCAAAGCCAAAAGAGCAGGAAAAGCCGCAGGCAAACAATTTGTAGCCCAGCCTAAATCAATCGCAAAGAAAACATCAGGATTTAGATAATGGCAACTTCTGGCACCACCGCATTTAACATGGACCTCACGGAAATCGTGGAGGAAGCGTTTGAACGCGCTGGTGGAGAGTTACGCACAGGTTACGACCTTCGGACGGCCAGCCGGTCATTGAACCTCATGTTCTCGCAATGGGCGAACAGAGGTTTAAACATGTTCACCTACGAAGAGGGATCAATCGCTCTCGTGCCGGGACAGTCAACCTACAACTTGCCCGCTGATACGGTAGACCTTCTGGAGCATGTTATCCGTACTGGCGCGGGAAGCGCCTCAACGCAGGCTGACCTGACAATCACACGTATTAGTGTTTCTACTTACGCAACCATCCCAAACAAGCTGACGCAGGCTAGGCCAATCCAAGTTTGGATTGAGCGTTTAAACACTCCTGTAATCCATGTCTGGCCCGTTCCCGACAACTCGCAGACATACACATTCGTGTACTGGCGTCTTCGTCGGATACAAGATGCCGGGACAGGCGTAAACACCATGGACATGCCATTCCGCTTCTATGAGGCAATGACGGCTGGCCTTGCCTACCACTTGGCATTGAAGATTCCAGGCGGCATGGACCGCCTGCAAGTCCTCAAGCAGCAATATGACGAGGCTTGGGAGTTAGCATCAACGGAAGACCGCGAGAAGGCTGCAATCAGACTGGTGCCCCGTAGAATGAGTATTGGTGGGAGCTATTAATGAGCAATCGCTTTGCGTCAGGCAAAAAGGCGATTGCCGAATGCGACCGATGCGGACAGCAATTTAAGCTCAAGAAGCTGAAGACTGAAGTCATCAAGCAGCGCCGGTATGAGCTTTTGGTGTGCCCAACCTGTTGGGACCCGGATCAGCCGCAGTTGATGCTTGGTACATTTCCTGTAGATGACCCGCAAGCCTTGAGGGAATCACGCAGAGATACAACTTACGTGACCTCTGGTTTAAACGTAAGCGGTAATATCTCTGGCGGATCAAGGCAGATTCAATGGGGCTGGGCTCCGGTTGGTGGGTCAAGGCTATTTGATTCTGAACTGACGCCAAATGACTTGGTGGGAGTCGGACAAGTTGGTACAGTAACGGTTGTAATCACATAAGGAGTTTGAAATGGCATACAGCAAAAAACTGATGGGCAAAGAAGTTGGTGACGCAAGCGTTTACGCTGCCCCCCACACAATGGATGGAAAGTCCATGAAGATATCGAATAATCCCGGTAAAGAGCCAAACCGCAGCAATGCAAATACGCTCAGCATGAGTGTTGGGTCATACACCAATCGCCCGGAAGGCGATCCCACCAAGACCAGTGGGATGAAGATTCGCGGGACAGGTGCAGCCACCAAGGGAACCATGGCCCGAGGCCCAATGGCATAAGACATGAACTACGTAGAGCTTAAAGAGAACATCGCCCTCATCTGTGAAAACGAATTTACAGCGGCGGAGTATGCGCTTTTTGCTGAGCAGGCAGAGCAGCGCATATACAACACTGTGCAGCTTGCCAATCTGCGTAAGAATGTTGTAGGCACATTGACGGCAAGTAACAAATACCTTCAAGCACCGACTGACTTCCTCTCTGTGTATTCATTGGCAATCTATCCCGCCGCAGGCGGGAACTATGAGTATCTTCTGAACAAGGATGTAAACTTCATCCGTCAGGCATACCCAAACCCGGCAACCACGGGAAAGCCAAAACATTACGCAATCTTTGGTCCAACATCAAATGATGTCAATGAGTTAAGCTTTATTGTGGGGCCAACTCCTGACGCTTCTTATGCGGCAGAACTGCATTACTACTATTATCCAGAGTCAATTGTTACTGCTGGAGATACGTGGCTTGGCGAGAATTTTGATTCTGCGTTACTAAATGGTGCTTTGGTTGAGGCGATTCGCTACATGAAGGGTGAGGCTGACTTGGTTAAGTTTTACCAAGATATGTACGTGCAGTCTATTACATTGCTCAAGAACCTTGGTGACGGTAAACAACGTGCAGACGCTTATAGAAGCGGTCAGGTCCGCATTCAAGTTAATTAAAGGAGTATGTAATGGCAATCACACAAGCAATGTGTACCTCATTTAAAGTCGGCATCCTTGGCGCTGATTTTAATTTTGATACGGGCACAACCCAAGTATTTAAAATTGCACTGTATACATCAGCGGCCACTTTGAGTGCCGCTACGACTGCTTACACTACATCCAATGAAGTTGTTGGCACTGGGTACACCGCACTTGGCAACACTTTGACAGTCAGTCAAGTACCTACGTCAACGGGCACCACAGCGTTCTTGGACTTTGCGGACACTACATGGTCAACTGCCACCATTACTGCGCGTGGCGCGTTAATCTACCTGTATAACGGAACGACCAATCCTTCGGTTGCTGTGCTGGACTTTGGTAGCGACAAGACCTCAACCGCCGGAAATTTTACGATTCAGTTTCCTGCTGCGGATGCTTCCAACGCGATCCTGCGTATTGCCTAACGGTGGATAGGTGGCTGATGCAACGGTAGCCTTTGAAGGTTGGGGTGCCTCGGGCGTTGCCTGGGGCTCCCAAGGGTGGGGTGTCGGCCATTCAGATGTAACTGCTACTGGCAATGTTGGTACAGTTGCTGTTACCGCAGATGCGAATGTATTTCCTTCGGGCCTTGAGGCCACGGGTCAGGTGGGCACAGTCTCCATTTCGGCTGATGCCAACGTATTTGTAAATGGCGTTTCCGCAACAGGGGAAACCGGCACAGTCACGGTGGTGGCTGAAGCCATCGTCATCCTAACGGGTGTTGAGGCTACTGGGTTTGTTGGCACTTCCACGGTTATTGGCGAGGCCAATGTTTACCCGTCCGGGCTGGAAGCTACAGGCCAAGTTGGCACTGTGGTGGTGCAGGGTAACGCAATTGTGGCAGTTACCGGGGTTGATGGCACCACTCAGCTTGGCACGGTGCAGGTTTCAGGCGAAGCCAACATCTTCCCAATAGGGGTCTTTGCCACAGGCGGGACGGGCACTGTCACCATCGTTGCCGAGGCAATTGTTTTGCCTACTGGGGTTTTTGCTACTGGTCTAGTAGGTCAGGTCAATGTCTGGGGTCAAATAGATGACAGCCAGAATGCCAATTGGGCTCCTATAAATGACGGGCAGACAGCAAGTTGGTCACAAGTTAACGACACACAGAGCGCAAACTGGCAAAATATCAACAATGCTCAAGTACCCGGATGGAGTGCTGTGAGTGATACGCAAACTGCGGGCTGGCAACAAGTTGTCAATTAAAAGGGTAATCAGATGACCACACAATACACACCAACGCTCAAACTGGCGCTTCCAGTCACTGGAGAACTCTCTGGCACATGGGGTGATACTGTCAATGACAACATCACTTCAATGGTTGAGCAAGCCATTGCGGGTCTTTCCACAATCAACACTTGGACAGCCAACGCACACACCCTGACCACAGCCAACGGCACGACCTCCGAGTCGCGCTGCGCCATGTTGGTTGCGGCCACTGGCGGCGGTGCCCCAACTGCTGCGGGCGAAATCATCTGCCCTGCCGCAGCCAAGCTCTATGTGTTGCAGAACACCACGGCCTTCGCTATTACCCTGAAGACATCCGCAGGCACGGGCGTGGCAGTTGCTGCTGGCAACACTTCGTTCTTGTTCTGTGATGGCACTAACGTCAACGCCTGCGTAACCACTATTGTTGATGGCAACATCACTGGAAACTTGACTGTAGGTGGCAACGCCACCATCAATGGCAACACCACACTGGGCAATGCGACAAGCGACACCATCACTGCCACGGCCCGGTTCAACACCGACTTACTTCCCTCGACGGACAACGCCCGTGATCTGGGTTCTGCTGCCAACTCATGGAAAGACCTGTACATTGACGGCACCGCAACGATTGCCACCCTAAATGTCACCACGATAGACACAACCAACCTTGAAGTGACAAACATCAAGGCCAAGGACGGTACGGCTTCGATCACTCTGGCCGACACCACTGGTATTGCCACATTCAGTGGTGCTACCGTATTTACGGCTGGCACAGCGGCACTCCCTGCAATCACCACTACAGGCGACACAAACACAGGTATCTTCTTCCCTGCCGCTGACACTATTGCTTTTTCTGAAGGCGGTGTTGAGGCCGCCCGTATTTCCAACGACGGCACATTTCGAGTAAAGGGCGCAGGAACTGCTGGAAGCACTGATGCTTTCCAAGTGGCGGGAACTGCACCAGCGGATTCAATGGTGTTAAATTCAAGTGGAAATTTGGGGGTGGGGACTGCTTCGCCTGCGGCTAAGTTGCATATTGCTGTTGCAAGTGCGGCAGTTGACGGGACGAAGGGGGTAAGGATAACCAACCCTGCGGGCACAATTGCGGTGTTTGAGTGCGGCAGTGTTGGTGACAGTTTTATTGGCACAACAAGCGGGAGTGACTTTAACATTCGCGTTAACAATGCGGTTGTCGCCACATTTCTTAATGGTGGTAATGTGGGTATTGGAAACACTAGCCCATCGTCCTATAACGCAGCAGCAGACAACCTTGTTATCGGCTCAAGCGGTAGCAATGGGATGACGATTGTGTCTGGTACTACAGATGCTGGATACATCATGTTTGCTGATGGAACAGTTGGACAGCAAGCATACGAAGGCCAGATTACATATGACCACGCCAGCAATTTCATGGCGTTTAACACGAGCGCCACAGAACGCGCCCGCCTCTCCTCCGACGGCACATTCCGAGTAAAGGGTGCGGGAACTGCTGGCACAACCGATGCTTTCCAGGTGGCGGGGGCAGCGCCAGCGGATGCCGCCCGTATTGACTCCAGCGGGAATTTTCTTATCGGTACGACAACTTCTGCAACTCGCAATATTACAGTTGGCACTGCAAATGCTTCTATTGCCCTTGCTGGCGCTAACGGTGGCCTTTATTTCGGCGCAGCAGGCACTCCAGTTGGGTCAGGAGGCTTTGGGGTAAACGCTGCAATTGCCCGTGCTGGTGGTGCAAATTTTCACATTACTGGTTCTGCTGATGGCGACCTTTGCATTGCGCCAGAGGGCACAAAAGCCATTCTGTTTGGAACGTCAGCTTCTGCTAACTCCGCCACAGAACGCGCCCGTATTACTTCCGCAGGCAATGTAGTTATTGGTTCAACAGATGCCGACCCCTTATCTCTTGCTAGAGAAAGAAATTTAGCAATTGTTACAACAGGTACCAATAGCGCATTGACAATAGTAGGTGGCGGTGCCGCTCGTATTGATTTTGGTGTTGGGGCAACTCGTACTGCGGGTGTGTATTCAGATGCGACAAACTTTACGGAGATATTCACTACAACAGCGTTACCACTTGTATTTTCTACCAACAACACACAACGCGCCCGTATTGACTCCGACGGCACATTCCGAGTAAAGGGCGCAGGAACTGCTGGCACAACTGACGCTTTTCAAGTGGCGGGGGCAGCGCCAGCGTCTGCAATGGCCCTTGACTCCGCAGCCAGATTGTCTTTATTGACCGCCAACGGTCAAATGGGATTTGCAAGTGGCAACACTGCTGGCGGTGTAAAGATACAAGCGTTTAACGCTGCTGGCAATGCAGACGGGTATCTTGCGTTTGAAGGCTTTACCATAGCATATGGAAGGTTTTCTGCCGATGGCACATTCCGCGTAAAGGGCGCGGGGACTGCTGGCAGCACTGACGCTTTCCAAGTAGCGGGAACTGCGCCAGCGAATTCAATGGTGCTAAATTCAAGTGGTAATTTGGGGGTGGGGACTGCTTCGCCAAACAATATACTAACAGCGCAGGCTGATGCAACCGGCGCATCGTTTGCTGATAACGGGGTTGCCCAAATCATAGCAAGGGGTAATACCGACAGCACAAAGCGCCTTGGGCTGGGGATTGATACAACAAACAATATTGGCGTAATTCAGGCGCAAAAATTTGGCACAGGTACTTATCCGCTTGCCATAAATCCTGCTGGCGGCGATGTGGGTATTGGGACTGCTTCGCCCGCTGCAAAACTTCACGTTGTGGGGTCAAGCGGAAGCGGCGCAATTCAAATTGGTACAAGTGCCGGAGCAAACCAATATCAATACATCACATTTGGTGGAAGTATTGGCGGGACTGATTTTGGATGGCAGGTAGGTCGTAGTTCAAATACTGCGGGGCTTGGTGGCGACGGGGCTTTTTATTTCTACGACATTAAAGCAAACGCCACTCGGATGTCTATTGACTCCAGCGGGAATTTGCTGGTGGGGGCTGCAACTGCTATTTCTTCAGGAAGTTCAATAGTGAATTTGGGGACGGCAAGGCAAGTTCTAACAATTAAAGGGGATTCGGAGGGATCGTATACACAAGGCATTTGGAGTGCCACTACAATTGGCGATAACTTATTTGCGTATTTTGGTACGGAAACTTCATTAAGTGTTAGAGGTTCAATTAGCTACAACCGTGCAGGTGGTGTAGTTCTGTACAACACCACATCCGATTACCGCGCTAAAGACATTATTGGCCCGGTGCAGAATCCCGGCGCAACCATTGATGCACTAAAGGTCTACGAAGGCCAGATGAAGGGCGCTACGCAAAGCCGACCAATGCTGATTGCCCACGAA